GGGGCTTTTTAGGAGGACATTTTTGAAATTCGTTCTGAGTTTGTTAACCGTGTTACTGCTTCAAGGCTGCACGTGGTACGGAGAGGTTGAACATATTTCCAGTATACCGAACGGCACTCCGTTCAATACGCGAACGGAAACATCGACCGACATTGTGTGGACCGGCTTGAGGGCAGAGAAAGATTCTTGGTACGTCGATGGCGCTGTAGGCATCGAAACATCTTCAGAATTTGAAGGGCGTAACCCCTACGGCAGGATCAAAATAGGGAAGGATATAAAAACATGGGACTAAAAGTGACAGAAACCGAAGAAGCAACCCTTTCACTCAATCTGTCCGCCGAAGAAGGGCTGTTTTTACTGAGACTTTTAAAAAGTTCTAAGGACGATCCAAGGATTCACGGCTTGATCGGTACGTGCTTTTGGTTTCATAGCCATAGCAAGAGCGAAGAGCAGTGCATCAAAGACACGTGGACATCTGTCGAACAGAAGCTGGAGGCACTCAAACTTGGCGGCGAGTGAAGTGGGTAAAACGCTCACAACGAAAGTTATTGAAGAATTAGCCAAGGTCGAAAAAATCAGCGACATCCAACAAAAATTGTTGGATACGTCGTCGCTCTTGGTTGCTTACCCTGATGCATCAGAGGAAAAATCGAAAGAATGGATGACAACAATCAACTGCTGCCGATTGGAACTGCGCAGACGGTTTTTATCTAAGCGGAGTCGAGTGCGCGCGCCTCTCTAGCTCGGTCTTCTTTCCACTCATTAAAAATCTTACGCAGTTGTCCGCTGATCGTGCGGTCTTCTAACTGCGCAATCTCTTTGATCTGTCGATACACCGGCATTGGCACCAGAATCGACTTCCATTTTGTAGTATCCATGCAGGAGATTATCGCGCAAATCGCATATGAATGCAACTATATTTCTTTGGTTTCGCCCCATGACGGTCCAAGATCTATATCGCATTTGCTCGGCACCTGAAGCTTAATCGCAGACTCCATAACGCCGCGTATTTTCTTGGCGTGCTCTATGCTTGCCACGCTACACCCTAGTTCATCATGGACCTGCAACAAGGGCCGTTCTCCGCGTTCATACAGATCGACCATGGCCTGCTTGGTCATGTCCGCCGCAGATGCCTGTATCAGCCTGTTCAGCGCCTTGTACGTGTACGCACGCTTCAGCGGGGCAGTCTCGCCATAGGTTGCCTTGGCTTCTTTCAAAGGCATCGCTTTCTGCACGTCGTATCCCATAGGTTCAAACATATCAAAACGGCACTTACGGCCTTTCAAAGATCGCAGTGAGCCGTCCGACTTCTGATCCACGGACCGTGACACGCCATTCATAAGCTCTTTCACAAACGGCACCCGCTTGTGGTACTGCTGCGTCAGTTCTTTGGCGTCATCAAACTCCAGATCCAGTTGATCGGCCAGCTTACGCACGCCCATGCCGTACATCATGCCTAAATTGATCGTCTTGGCTTGTTTGCGGCTAATGTTTGCCATCTCGGCAACCATGGTATGGAAGTCCATGTCCGGATTGTTCGTATACCCATCCACGAATTCTTTGGCCCCGCCCAGTGGTAAACCTTTCCACGTGCCAAAAACGCTGGCGTAGTGGGTCAAGATCCGTGGTTCTTGCTGCGAGTAGTCGATGGCTGCCCATAGTTCGCCCTCTTCTGGCAAAAACAAACTGCGGATCATCGGCCCAAGCTCTGGATCGCGTGCAGGGATCTGCTGAAGGTTTGGGTTCGACATGGACAAACGACCAGATACGGTGCCTCCCTCATCGCTACGCAACTGGTTGATATGCCCGTGGATACGGCAGTCGGAGCCTACAAATTTCATAATATTATTTATGAAAGTGCCTTGGATCTTATTTAGGTTACGTGCCTCGACGATCATTTTCGCAAACGGGTGCGGGTTCTCGCTGAGAAACGCCTTGGTGAAAGAGGGCGCGCCCTTGACCGTGCGTGGATAGGCAACTTTTAGCTGATCGAATGCTTTTGCTAGAGAAGTTGCCGCCCAAATCTCTACCTCAAAGCCCGCCTCTTTTTCGATATCGCGGTAGGTCTGCTTCTCTCTTTTCAAAAGTTGTTGCTTGGACCTTTCGCATCTCTCTAAATCGACCCGTATGCCACGGTAAGTCATGTCGATCAGGCAGGGCGTGAGCCGTGTTTCGAGATCGAAGATGGTTTCTAGGTCCTGCTTGTTAATTTCAACGCGGAAGAACTTGTACAGATCGTATGCTAGCCGTGCGTCTTGCTCTGCATACGGCCCCACAAACTGCGCAGGGAGCTTCCAAAGCTCACCCTTTGGGTCTACCCCGAACTCCACCGCAGCCTGCGTCAGAAGCTTCTCTGACTTCGCTAGGCCCAGATAGTCGTAAGACAGGGCGTTCAAGCTGTAGCTGAATCGGTTTTCGTCGAGCAGGGCCGCCATTACCATGGTATCGATGATCGGGCCGTTCACCGGCACGTCTAGCGCCTTGAGCCAGCCTAGATCGTAAGGTGCGTTGTGCATGATCTTCGGGCAGTCTGTGGATAACTGCTTACCCAGCCAACGCAGCACCTGCCTTTTGTCGAGGTTACCTCCACCGAGATGCGCAATAGGGTAGTAGGCTTCAAAGCCCTCCGTAGCCACTGCGATACCGACGACATCGCCGTCTTTGCGGGGCCAACCCGGACCCATCTGCTTGAGGTTGGGGTCACGTGTCTCTAGGTCAATCGCAATCTCTTTGGCACCGGTCAGGTCAACAAACTCATACGGTGCCGTCCATTCTGTCTCAGTAGCAAACAACGGGAACTGAAGCCTAGTTTCCTTCTGCATCGTCTTTCCTTGGGTCATCGCCCAGCGCAAAGCGCGTATACCAAATGGATTTTTTTAAATCTTCAACCGCATCGAACTTCTTACCGGCACGCCATTGGTACTTGAAGCTAGCGCAACGGCAATATATCTGCACTGCCTCTGGGCCGAAAGCCGCGACCATAGCATCGATACATTCAATTTCTGAGTCAGCATAATGGCTGGGTGAGTTAACCATGTCGCTCATAGCGCGTAGCTCCTGTAGAAATCTGTGGGTTCCAAGGTGTACAAATTCTGCCGCGTGCGCGTTACAGCCACATAGAACACGCGGTGCATGGAGTCTGGATCACTAGCCATACTGGCCTCTGCGGCTGCGGTGATGTCGGTAAACAGCACAACGTTGTCTGCCTCGCCGCCCTTCGCTCCGTGAATCGTAGACAGACGTATGCGCGGCTCTGCCGTCAGGTCCTCGCCCCGCCGCACCAAGGCGTTGATATACGCCACATCGACGTCCGGCAGTTTGTCGAGAGCCTCGTTCCAAGACATCTCTGGCTTTGCCAGCAAGCCGTTGAAGTCTCGCAGGTCCTCGTAGGTAAATAACGCATCGGGATCGCCTACGATCTTCTTGTGGCCACGTGAGACACGTCCGCCGTTGCCTGACATGAAAGAGTACATGGCCTTGGCTGCGTCGAAAGAGATCGGGTCACCGCTCTGCAAGCACCCCCACGCAGATAACGCCACACGTATTTTGTCCCTGACGCTGCGCACACCACCACCGTACTCGAAGTAGTAGCCCTGACTTTTTAAAAATTGCTGTACCGGTGCCAAAAAGTAATTGGCTTGTGCCAGAAAGAGCCACGTGTCTTCACGCATATCCAGTTCAAAGAAGTCAGTCAGTCGCTCCAGCTTGCCGTCTGCTTTCTTGGGCAGGTACTTCTTGGGGAACCGGCGCTTGATGCGTCCGCAGATCCGCTCTGCAATCGCGTGAATATTGGATGGGACACGGTAGCTCTGCTCCAGTACCTCGCTGCCGCCGTCCAAATTTATGAAATGCTCTACGTCTGCACCAGACCACTTGTAGATGGCCTGATCGTCGTCACCAGCGCAGTACATCCGCTCTGACCGCCCGTCGATGGCGTGCGCTATCTTCCATTGTAGAGGCGACAGGTCCTGTGCTTCGTCAAGCATCGCAAGCTTGAACTGTGGGCACGCAACTTGAGCAGTGTCCGCAAAAAGCTCCAGCATGTCGGTGTAATCAAACAGGCCATGCTTTTTCTTGTAGGCTTTCAAAGAGTTGGCGGCGTAATCGACTTCGATCCATGGCTGGTCAAGATCACTCAGGTTGTACTCGTCCTTGAGTGGATTCATCTTCAGACGTGCCAGTGTGATCAAACGCAGCAACGGGGTTTCTTTTTTCAGACTGTTGCTCAGATCCTCTTCGACCTCGTGCCGAGAGGACACGCTACCCTCCATGAAGTTGACCCCTGTGACCTTTTCTACCTCGTGATAATGCTCTGCTGTCATCAACTGATCGTTGCGTAGCCCCGTCAGATGAAATGCCAGACTGTGTAGTGTCCGGAAGTACGGCAGATCGTTTTTTGGATCAAGCCCAAAACGTTTCGCTGCTCGGTCCTTGGCCTCATTTGCCGCTTTGCGCGTGAAGGCAAAGAAAGCGATGTGCCCCGGATACGTGCCTTTTGCTAGCTCCGACTCTACAAGATTGAGGAGCGTTGTAGTTTTGCCCGTGCCCGGCGGCCCGAAGATTCTTTGCATCAGTGCAGCATCCCTTCTCTGATTTCAAAAGCTAGTTCAGCTAAATCTTGACTCGGAAACACAAAGACAGGGTTGCCTTTTCCCATATAGGCGTTGATCACATTGTAATCCATCCATTCTATTGCATCCTCGCGTTCCCAATTGTTCTGCTCCATTAGAACGTCCAAGCATTTCTGGTAATCGTAAACAACACGAGGCGAGTCCCATCCTGCTGACTCACCCACGCCCAGAATAGCTGCGTCAAAACCTTCTAAAATAATCAAAACGGTATCTCCTCTTCAGTGCCCCCAAAGCTAGGCGGCTCTATGCGACTTACAGCCTGCTCATGCGCAGGTATCTTCCACAACCGTACCACCTTACCTTGAATGCGTAATTGCGTTGCCTCGCCGTTCACGTCCCGCAAACGCTGCGCGATTTGGTGTGTTTTGTAGACCTTGAAGTTCGCTTTGATCAGGTGGGCCTCAAGATCTTTCAGCCGAAAGTAAGTCTCCTTCTGGTCGTCATCTGTCCATGGCCGCTTGAGTAAGATCTGCTCCTTCTCATCCGCAGCTTGATGCCCTGTACAAAACTCCTCCAAGTGATCGGCAAACTGCCCGTTGACGCTAACGTCTTGGCTTACTTCGATCACGTGGCCCTCGGTGTCACTCATTTCGTTGAGCAGAGCGTTGATACGCTGCTCCCACTGCGCTTTTTGCACGGTCCGGGGGAAAAAGTTCAACTGATCAACACATGCCTTCTGGAAGGCTGACTGCACCATCAGATCGTCGGTCGCAAGCTCTAATGGTTTGCCTTGAACGTCCAAGAACCACACAGGTGGTACACTGTTGTACTTACGCAAGTTGGCTATCTGTACCCCAGACGTGGCTGCATCGATTCCAAACTTACGCGTCTTGCAAAGCTCCGGGTTACAGTACGCGTTGATCGGGGCATCACGGCACTTGTAGGCGTAGTCCTTACGCTCTAGCTGCTTGGCAACCGTGTTGACTTCACCCAACGGCAGAGGTGGATGAATGAAATTCATGTTGTGGGTCAGGATCTCCGACTCCCACGTCTCTGGGTGTGCCTTGCGCAGGTATACCCCAAGATTAAAAAGTCCGTTGTTCCTAGCGCCTTCACCGATGCCCTCTTTGCACAAGATCTGTAAGCAAGGTGGACCGTCCGGTATCGGTAGTGCGGCATCTTGCTCCACCACCAAAGCCAGCGCCTGCTCGTGCGTCTGCACGTTCTGGTCTACAAGCTCTAAGAACTCATCAAACGTGGCTGCTGTACCGTCAGGGTTGAACCCGTACCGCAGTCCGTTCTCGTGATCAAAGTACGGCATGTTCAAAAAATTACCGACGTCACCACGCTCTAGGTTCAAGCTGATCTGCTTTGGAAAGATCTCACTGCCGCCATAACCAAGGCCCGCGCTTAACTGTGTCAGCACGTCTTGCATGTCCTTGGCCGGAATAAATTCACCTGTGAATAAAAATACGTGAGCACCACCCGACTTAGATCGGCACACCACCAACGGTAGCTTGGCTGCTTGGATCTTGTCGATTAGCGCCTTGTGATCAAAGTTATATTGATCGATGTCAATGCAGCCCCAGCGACATGCATTGTCCTCATTGATTGGAATAATCCCTATGGATTGCTGACCCGCTAGGTGTCTTTCCCAATGCTCCTTGGTCCGTGGTTCGCGTACTACGTTCGCCTTGCCTTGAGTCTTGCCACTACTGGATTTTGACTCAATCGTAAACGTGCCGTGCGCCTGCTTCAGACCATCAAAAATCTGTGCGAATTTGCGAATATTCATTATAGTCCTTGGTCCGTGCGTGGCGCTTTTCTACGGGGAGGGTAGGAAGGAGCGCCTAACGATGGCACGGTCACCGGATTCTATTTACCAAGGAATATCGTCGCCGCTATCCTCTTGCGTGGCTTTTGGTTTGGCGGGAGCCGCTGCACCCTCTTCGTGCTTGACCTGCACGTCTCCTGCACTTATCGCAGTGTGAAACGCTTTAGCCGCCTGATACTGATTGGCGTCCTCTATCGGGCCGTCCAAATCAATCTTCCAGCCGTGCCATACGCCTTTGGAGTTCTCCTCCTTCGCCGTGGTCAGGTTGTAGACGTGCGAGAAACGTGGCGGCTGAAACGGCACGCCGTTAGCACCCACCATGCTGCGCGTAGCAATCATGGTGTTCCACTGACGCGACTTCTTCAGTTGCGTCGACTTCATCGAGATCAGCGCGTTTGACATCGTGCCGTCTTCTTCCATGATCAGCACGTAATGCTGGTGCGTCTCATCGATGTACTCACCCTTGCCGCCCTCCACGTACTCGCGGTTGTCATCCGGATCACGCCTTGTCTGGGGCCGCGCTTCGTCTGGTGTAAAAATCTTCATCGGTGCGCCTGTGCCAGAGCCACGTGGTGCCCACATCAGGAACCGTCGCTCGTAGTGGCACGGGATCACCTTGAGAGGTGACTTCGCGCTATACACCTGCCGTGACACGGAGTTCACCATGTCGCCCAGTTTGGCAGTCTCTGCCAGTTTTTCGTCCTGCTGGAGCAGTTCCGAAGACACAATCTTCAAGAACGGCAGTGCCAAGTCGTCTTGGCTCAACTCCATACCAACCCCTGCGTCTGCCTCAAACATCGCAGGACCTGCGACCGTCACGTCGCTCTTTTTCTTTTCCGCTACTTTCTTTTCGTCTTTATCAGTCATCTATTTTGCCTTCGTTATCGTTGCTCGTTGTCCAACCCATACGCCAAACAAATCCATGTCTAGCTCCTTACCTTCCTCAATCCGACCTTTGACCCAAGCTTTCAGAGTGCCGGGATGAATATCTTCCTTTCGCTCCGGCTCCCATTGTTTTTGAGTCAGTTCATCCACCAAGGCTTTGGCTTCGTTGTCTTTTTCTTTGCCGAAGCGCACCGTCACGGTGTTTTTGATGATGTCTGCCTCGCCATGCGCTCGCAGCCAATCAAAGGCTTTTTCTTCGTTATCCTTTTTGATCCTTGCGCCGTATGTTTCTTTGATGTCGACCTTGCTGCCGTCCGCTAACGTAAAGTTGGTCATACCAATCTCGGTCATCTGGCTCGGTAAATCCTCGTCAGTCAGCTTCAGCAACGTCTGCTTCGCTGCTTTGAGATCAGCTTCAAGATTTTCTACCCTTGTCTGGGCAGCTAAGATATCATTGGCTAGCTTTTGGACTCCGCCCAATCCTTGATTGGAGGGCAGGTTCAGGGGACTTTGGCTGTCTTGCGCCATAAGATCGGAGAGTCT